ATACTAAATTAATTATTAATGAAGCTAATCTATCTGAATTAGTTCAAAATGGTGAAATTCCAATTGATTATGTAAAACCTTTCAATACAATTACTGAATCAAAAGTAATTAGTGTAAAGTAGGAGTAAAATCCTACTTTTTCTTTTTGTCGTATAATAATAGATGAATAGGAGGTCTATAGTTATGAATATAGAAGGATTGAGAGTTGCAGATAGAATTAGATCTGATAAATATAGAATATTTAATAAAGAATTAGCTCATTATTATGGACTAAAAGAAAGTATCTATCTAGCATATTTAGTAGATCAAGATTATTTTTTTAATAAAAATAATATTGGACAAGAGTTCTATAAAGAACAAAAATACATCTATTTTGAAACAAGTTTAAATAGAGATGATATGACTAGGATGAACAACAAACTAGTTAAAGATGGAATATTAGAAATAATAAAAAAAGGTTTACCAGCTAAAAATTATTTTAAAATAAATTATGAAAATCTAGAAAGAATTTTAGATGAAGCAGTACAAAATTATCAAAAACTTATGGATGATTATTTCAATAAAAAAGACGCTAGTGTCCGAAAAATTCTGACACTGGAATCCGAATATTTCGGAAACATAAATAATAAAGATATAAATAATAAAGATTCTTTATCTAAAGATAAAGAAGTTTCAGTAAATGAAACTTCGTTAAGTGAAAATGAATTAAATAATAATAAAGATATAAAGGATAAATTGAATGGTGAATATTTAGTAAGTTCTGATACAAGATTTTCAAACACGCGCGAGGCGCAGCCGGGCGAGTTGAAAGAAGAAACATTTGATATTTTAAAAGATAAAAAGGGATTAGGACCTTTACTTAATATGACACAAGAAGTTTTTCCTAGATCTACTTTTCCAGATCTTTATAATGTTATAAATAATTACTTACATGCTTATATAGGTCATAGACATTTACCTACACCTGAAAAGTGGAAAGAAATGTTAAATCAATTAATTGAATATTCTAGTATATCATTACCTGGAACAGAAGGTAATAAATTTATTCAAAATAAGGCGGTGCAAATAGTAGAAAAAGCTTTAAATGGAAAAAATGGAAATCCATTTACTGAATTTGATGATCCTCGAAAGAATAATAATGTGATGGAACCACATTTCAATTTAAACCAAGATTTTACAAAAGGTTATTAAAATGACAAATGAAGAAAGAAATAAAAAGGTGGAAGAGAATTTAGGCTTAATTACATTTTGCTTAAATAAATTAGGAGTAGGATATAATGAGGATTATTTTCAACAAGGAGTTTTAGAACTAATAAGATGTGTAGAGAATTATGATAAATGCAAAAAGGTAGAATTTTCTACTTATGCAATAAATAACATTAAATGGTATCTAAAAGAATACATTATAAGAGATAGAACTATTAAACCTAAACGATGTGGTCAAAGTGGAAAAGTAAAAGGACCTCAAGTTGATAGTTTAAATAAAATAATCTATAACAATGGAACAGATGGTGAAATAACTTTAGAAGATACAATAATAGGAGATAATTTTTTAGATAATTTAGAAATTAAAATGGAATTAGAATTAGCAGTAGAAAAAGAATTAATAACACAAGAAGAAATAGATATAGTTATGGATATTAAAGTTTATAAAGTTAAAAAAAGAGAATTAACTAAAAAATATAATATAACTAATAGACAATTAAATAGTAAATGCGATAAGGCAATAGAAAAATTAAGAACTATCTTGTCGTATAATAATTGATGTAAGGAGGCAGATATTATGTATTGCTTTAAAAATGGCAAAGATTGTCCTTATAGATCAATATGTAAAGAATATAAAGAAGATGGTACCTGCTCAGATATGTGTACTAGATTCTATGAAATAGATACTTTATTCTATAAAGCAAACATACCAAAAAGATATTTACAACCATATAAATTGTATCCAGATAGAGCAGATATAGCAGCATATGAAGAATTAGATATTTATAAACAAAATATATTTGCCTGCGTACAAGAAGGATTTAATTTATACATACATAGTACTGTTAGATTAAATGGTAAAACAAGTTGGGGAATAAAGATATTACAAAATTATATACATAATGTAAGAACAGATGACGGAAATAAAACAAGAGCATTATATGTAGATGTGGGAGAATATCTTGCACAATTAAAAGCAAGTTTTGATAGTTATGATAATGAAGATATAGATATCTTTAAAAGAGATATTGATTCAGCAGATTTAGTGGTATGGGATAATATAGATGAGTTTAGATTATCAGAATGGGAAAGAGCTACATTAAAAACACATATAAAAAGAAGATTATCTAATAATCTTTCAAATATTTATATTGGTTTAAATGAAGGAAAGGATCTTGATAATTTTATAGGATATGATTTAAGACAATATATAACACTTGGTTATGATATTAAATTATCTTGTAAAAGAGGAAGAGGTGCAGAATAATGATAGAAGCACAAGTAATAAGTAAATTATTAGACGAGGGAAATATAGATATCCTATTAAATGAAAATATAAACTCAACATATTTTATAACATACAACGAAGAAGCAAAATTCATATTTACTCATTATAATGAATATAAGAAAGTACCTACTAAAGAAACATTCTTAGGAAAGTTTACAGAATTTGAATTAACATCATCAGCAGAAGATTGGCAATATTTAATAACAGCATTAAGAGAAGGATATATGTTCTCCGAATTAGCAAAATTATTTAATAGTTCAACATCTGTAATAGAAAATAATGCTTTAGAAGGTTATCAATTAATTAAAAATAAAATAGCAGAATTAGAATCAATAAAACCAATAACATCAAATGATATTATAGCAAATGCTCAAATGAGATTAGATACTTATGAAAATAAGTTAAATAATACTAATGAAAATGTAATCAAAATAGGTTTAGATGAAATGGATGATAAACTATTTGGTTGGAATATGGGAGAAGAATTAGTAACAATAATGGCAAGAACAAATCAAGGTAAAAGTTGGCTATTATTAGAATTCTTAATGAATGCCTGGAAACAAGGCAAAAGAGTAGGTTTATATAGTGGAGAAATGAGTTCAGAACAAATAGGTTATAGATTTGATGCATTATATAATCATTTTAGTAATTTAAACTTAATGAGAGCAAATAAAGAAGAACAAAAAGCGTATAAAGAATATATAGACCAATTAAAAGAGAATAAAAATTGTTTTATAGTAATAACACCAAAAGATTTAGGACATCTTGCAACAGTAAATGATATAGATTATATGATTAAAAAATATAATTTAGATATAGTAGGAGTGGATCAATATTCTTTAATGGAAGATTATAGATCTAAAAAAGGAGATCCACTTAGAATAAGATTAGGTAATATTTCAGCAGATTTATTTAATTTATCAATGAAATATAAAATACCTATAATTGCATTATCACAAGCAAACAGAATGGCTGGTAAAGGAAATACACCAGAATTGGAACATATGAGCGAATCAGATGCAATAGCACAAAATAGTACAAAAGTAATATCAATGTCAAGAAGAGATAATGAATTAAGAATGACAGTAGTTAAAAATAGATATGGTGTTGTAGGAGATGAATTTATATATCTATGGGATATAGATAAAGGAGATTTTAAATTCTCTAGATACGGAGATCCAAAAGGATCTAATAATTCAAAACCTGCTGATACAAGTTTAGCTACAAATAGAAATAGAGAGGAGAGTCCATTCTAATGATTAAGATTTATAATAATAGTAAATTAACTTATCAAGAAATAGGTCAAATAATAGATAACTTAAATGAGGATCAAGGAGTTACAAACTATGTAGGAAGACATTTATATACAGAAATTGCTATATTAGATCATAAAACAAAACAAAGAAAATGTGTTAGAGTAGATTTAATTACTTTAAAAACTGGAATAAAATATTATTTTGGGGATATTGAAGATGTACCAAATAAAAAATAAAACAATAGATGCTAATATGGAGGTTATAATAGAATCATTAAGAGATTTTATATTAGAACGAGATAATAAGTTATTATTTAGAGATATAAAACCAGATTATGATAATATTATGATTACTTGTCCTTTTCATAAACATGGAGAAGAAAGAAGACCAAGTTGTGGTATAAGTATAAAAGATAAAGTAGATGGAGATAAAAGATATCCAGCAGGAACAGTTCATTGTTTTACCTGTAAATATACTGCTCCACTTGATATATTTATAAGCAAAGTACTTGGTTTTGAAGATAGTGGAGAAGAAGGAAGAAAATGGTTATTAGATAATTTTGATGTATCTAATAATAGAAATATACAAGTATCTTTTGGCGGAAGAGGATATGGAAAGACATATCAACAACAATTCATAAATGAAGATTTATTAAAAGAATTTAGATTCTATCATCCTTATATGTATAAAAGAGGATTAACAGATGAAATAATAAATAAATATGATATTGGTTATGACAAATATTCAGATTGTATAACATTTCCAGTAAGAGATATTAAAGGAAGATGTTTATTTATAGCAAAAAGATCTGTAAAAGGTAAAATGTTTATATTACCATCAGCGCGTAATAAGCCATTATATGGTGTATATGAGCTTGATTATAATAAACCTGATATATTTATATGTGAATCTTTTTTCAATGCTTTAACGCTTGTTAAATGGGGCTATAATGCGATAGCATTAATGGGAACAGGAAGTAACTATCAATATAATTTAATAAATAAACTACCATTTAGAACAATAAGAATATGTTTAGATGGAGATTTAGCAGGAAGATTAGGTACAAAAAAGTTATTAGAACATATAGATAAAACTAAGATAGTTTATAGTTATAACATGTTTGAAGGCAAAGATGTTAATGATTTAACAGAGCGAGAATTCCTTACAGTACCAATGGTTAGACGCTAGTTGATAAAAAAGTTTAAGAAATTTTCCATAAACTCTTGATTTTTAAAAATCTTTATTATAAAATTAGATTAGGTTATAAGAAAAATAGATGGAAGATAAAGGTAAAGGTAGGTGAAAAAAAGTAAATAATTATTATTAAACCCTTATTAATCTTATAACTAAATAATTTATTTTAAGAAAGGTTTTAAAAATTATGATTAAAGAAAATGTTGAAAAACAAAGTAATAGGGGATTGGAATTAAGTAAGCTAGCTCAGGCTTATATGAGCACAGGTAAAGAAGAGTATTTTAATACCTTATGGTATAATTGCAAAGCATTTGCAATAACTATTTTAAAGAGATATCCAAGTATTCAATATGAAGATGGAATATCAATAGCAATGGAATGTTTATGGAATAGTGTAAGAGCACTAAAACCAAATCAAAATATTTTAACATTATATGGAACAGTATTGCAAAATAGATTATATGATTTATTTCACAAAACAATGCAAGCTGCAAAGTATAAAATGCATAGTGAAGCAAGTAGCTTAGATGCATTAAAAGATGATATTAATTATGAACCACCATTTATTGATGATCAATTTAGTATTGAAATGTTTAAAACTGAATGTGATATAGTTGGATTAGAATCAAGTATATTAACAATGATTTATGAAGGATATAAATCAAAAGAAATTATTTCTAAACTTAATCTAACAAAAGATTTATTTAATTCAGTAATGGATATAATTAAATCTAAAATTAATAATAATTATTTACAAGAAGAAAGAGGATTTTCAAGATAATCCTCTTTTTATTTTCTCAATGTCGTATAATATATGTAGGAAGCAAAAAAGAAGGAGGAAAACGCGTATGTCAAGATTAAACGCACAACAAGCAGAATCATTTCCAGATAGCGCTGGAAGAACAAGTTTCTTATCATTACAAAATGATGGAGACACAGCTGTAGTTAGATTTGCTTATAAATCACTACAAGATGTACCTGTATATTTGGTACATAATATTATGAAAGATGGTAGAAATCATCAAATAGGTTGTTTAAGAAATGATTATAGCCAACCCAATTCAGTATGTCCATTATGTGCAGCAGGAGAAGTTCCAAGAAAGGTAGTTTATTTCAATTTAAGAAATGAACAAACTGGAGATATGCAAATATGGCAAAGAAGTGAGAATCAATTCAAGAATAAGATTAAACCTTATTTAGAAGGATATGAAGGATCTATTCATGATGTTCCATTCTTAATTAAAAGATCAGGAGCAAAAGGATCAACTTCAACTGAATATGCTATAATTGCACAACCAGTTCAACCACTTCCATTAGATCAATTCCCAGATGATATTGATGTAGAAGAAAAGAATATAATTAAGAATTATACTTTTGATGAATTACAAAATTATGTAAATACTGGTAATTTACCTTTAAACGCAAATCAAGCATCTAATAATAATGGAATCCAACCTAGAAATGATTATAATCAAGCTCCAATGCAAGGTTATCAACAACCTATGCAACAACCAATGGGACAACCTATTTATCCACAACAAGGAGTTCCAGTTCAAAATAACTTTGGAGCAATGCCTGTAAATAATAATCGTAGAACAATGAATAATAATGGCGGTTATTAATGGCTTTATTTGATACTTATTCTAGAAGTTCCAAAGAATTAGATAAAAAGGTAAAAGAAAAGATTGAGAAGAAAACTCAACCTAAGAAAAATTCTAAATCTAATAACTTATTAACTAGAGTAAACCTAATTAGAGAAAGAGTAACTAATAATTTAGGTGAGTATCAAAATGATTATATTATCTTAATAAAAGATGAAGATATTGTAAATTATTTTAATAAAATAATTGAATCAGGAATATGTGCAATAGATACAGAAACAACTGGTTTAAATATCTTTGAAGATAAGATAGTAGGTATATGCTTATATGTAGAGGGAGAAAAAGCTTCCTATATCCCTCTAAATCATATATCAAGCATATATGGTACAAGAATAGAAAATCAAGCTAATTTAGATTTAGTTAAAGAACAAATGAAAAGATGTATTGATAATAATATTAAGTTTATTTATCATAATGGTAAGTTCGACTTAAACATATTACAAACATTCTTGGGTTATCCAATGAATTGTCCTTATTGGGATACATTGGTAGCAAGTTATTTGATTACAAATGATGAAAACCAAAGATCATTAAAAGATCAATATAGTAAATATTGTAGTCATTTAGAGAATAAAGAAAAAATAGAAACTTTAAGCCATTTTAATGATTTATTTGAAGGATTGAGATTTGATTATGTTCCAATAGAGAGTGGTTATATATATGCAGCAAGAGATGCTTTTATGACTTATAAACTATATGAACACCAAAAAGAATTCTTTGATAAACCAGAAAATGCAGATGTATTTAAGTTATTTATAGAAACAGAAGTTCCATTAATAGAAGTAACAGCAGCTATGACAAGAACTGGAGTAGCAATTGATATGGATCTAGCTAATAAATTAAAAACAGAATATACAGAAAAAATAGAAAAGCTGACCGCAGAAGTTTATGAGCAAATAGATTTGTATAAAGATGAAATAATTAAATATAGAATGATTCATTATAATACTAAATTGCAAGATCCAATTAATTTTAACAGTAATGATCAATTAGCAATATTGTTATATGATATTATTGGCGCTGTAAATACAGATAAAGAGAAACCAAGAGGTGTTGGTGAAGATGCTTTAAAGAAAATTGATTTACCATTAACTAAAGCAATATTAGAATATAGATCTGTAAATAAATTACTTAGTACATATATAGATGCAATACCTAAAAAGATAGAACCTTATGATGGAAGATTACATGCTCAATTTAATCAAAATGGAGCAGATACAGGAAGATTTAGTTCTTCAGATCCAAATCTACAAAATATACCAACATCAGCAGGAATAAGATGTATGTTTAAAGCAAGTGAAGGTATGTATATGGTAGGAGCAGACTTTTCTCAACAAGAACCAAGAATATTGGCTCATTTATGTGGAGATGAGAATATGATTAATGCCTATAGAACAGGTAAAGATTTATACTCAACAATGGCAAGTTTAGCATTTAAAGTTCCATATGAAGATTGTAGAGAATTTAGAGAAGATGGTTCTGTAAATAAAGAAGGTAAAAAAAGAAGATCACATATTAAAGGAATTGTTTTAGGTTTAATGTATGGTCGAGGAGATGCATCTGTAGCAGAAAACTTAGGAATAAGTATAGATGAAGCTAAAAACTTATCTAATTCATTATTTGAAGCATTTCCTAAAATGAAGGAATATATAGAAAAATCAAAAGTAGAAGCAAAGAAAATAGGTTATACTACAACATTATGGGGTAGAAGAAGATATTTAAAACATATTCAAAAAGATAAATATGAGTTTAAATATGGAATAAATAGACCTACAAACTTTGATCCATTATTTGATTCAAATGATGATATAGATAATGAAGTACCACAAAACATTAAAGATTATTATATTGAGCAATTAGAAAAAGCTAATTATTCACAAAGAAAGAATATAGTATATCAAGCTCAAAATGAAGGAATAATAATAACAGATAATAGTGGTTATTTAGCAGAATCAGAAAGACAAGTAGTTAATGGTATAGTACAAGGATCAGCAGCTGATATGACAAAAAGAGCAATGGTTGCTTTATTTAATAATAAAGAACTTAAAGATTTAGGTTTTAGATTATTAATGTCAGTGCATGATGAAAATATAGGAGAATGTCCTAGAGAAAACATTAAAAAAGTAAGAGAATTACTTAGTAATATAATGATAAAAGCAAATGATAGATGTTCAGTACCAATGAAATGTGATGCAGAAGTATCAGAATATTGGTATGGACCTAGTATAGAAATAGAATAGGAAGTGAATACATGGAATATTATATGGTAAAACCAGCAGGTGGAGACTTATGCATGGATTATTGTATTAATAATAATCTTAATTTATTGTTTTCATATTATCTTGATAAAGGAACAATAGTAAATAAGATCCTTAATAAAAGAAGAGAAAGAATCAAAGAAGGTTTATCTAATGGTAAATTATTCTTAGATAGTGGAGCATTTACAGCTTGGACAAAAGGTGTTACAGTAAATGTAGATGATTATGTTAAATTTATAAATGAATATGGAGATTGTATTGATTATTTTGGACAACTGGATGTGATTCCAATTGGAAATAAAACAGAAGTTGTAGAAAAAAGTGCTAAAGAAACATTAGAAAATTATTATGATATGATTTCTAGAATAAATTATAAAGATAAATTAGTATATACATTTCATGTAGGAGAACCTATTGAATATCTTATTGAAGCATTAAAATGGGGATCAGAGCATAAAGATATAATGAAAAGAATAGCGTTAGGTGGATTAGTTAAAAAGAATAAAGCTACAAAGGAAGCATTTATGAAAAGAGTATTTCCAATAATAAAACAATATTATCCTGAGGTAAAAGTACACTTATTTGGAACTACTACAGATTATTATTTTAAAAATTATCCAGCTGATGCAGGAGATTCTAGTAATTATATTCAAACATCTGTAAATGGTGGTGTAGATACACCTTATGGAATCATAAGATTTGGGAATAAAGCAGATAAACATCATTATGGTGTTTATAATAAAGAATCTAAAGAAGTATTAGATAAATATTTTAAATCAATAGATATAAATCCTGAAGATTTAGATAAAGATGACGTTAGAATGTTAGCTAATATTAAATATATAGAGAATAAATACTTTAAAAATACATTAAAGTCGTATAATAATGGTAAGAGAGAAAAAGCATTATTTTAATAAGGAGGAGATAAAATGAAAGCTTTAGTATTGAATAGTGGTGGAGTAGATAGCACAACATGTGTAGGAATTGCTGTAAATAAATATGGTAAAGAAAATGTTGTTACTGCTTCATTATATTATGGTCAAAAACATGACAAAGAATTAGAATGTGCAAGAAAGGTAGCAGAATATTATGATGTAAGACATATTGAAGAAGATATTTCAAATGTAATGAAATATGCTAAAGATGTTTGTACATTAATGAAAGGCGGGGAAGCAATTGAACATGCTTCATATGCAGAACAAATAGCTGAACATGGAGAAGGTAGAGTAGCTACTTATGTACCATTTAGAAATGGATTATTATTAGCAATAGCAACAGCTTATGCAGATAGTATATTCCCAGGTGAAGAAGTAGAAATATATTATGGAGCACATGCAGATGATGCAGCTGGACAAGCTTATGCAGATTGTTCACCAGAATTTGCAGATGCAATGAATCAAGCTATTAATATTGGTACTTATGGAAAAATTACTGTAGCAAGACCTTTAATTAATATGAATAAAGCAACTGTAGTTAAAACAGGATTAGAATTAGGAGTACCTTATGATTTAACTTGGTCATGCTATGAAGGTGGAGAAAAACAATGCGGTACATGTGGTACTTGTATTGATAGAAGAGCAGCATTTGAAGCTAATGGAATAGAAGATCCAGTAGGATATGCTGAATAGGAGGTTATTATGGGAAATCTTCGTGATGAAAGAGATAAAACTGTAATAAAAGAATTTGTTACTTGGAATGATGTAGAAGATTTTATAGCTCATTTAGCAAAAGAGACAGATAACTTTAAAAAATTTAATGGAGTATATGGACCAGCTAGAGGAGGAATAATATATGCAGCAATAATATCAAATAGATATAATATTCCTTTTCTAGGAGCTCCTCAAGTTGGATGTTTATGTATTGATGATATATGTGATACAGGAGATACAGCATTAGCTTGGAGAAATAAAGGATATACAATAGCAACTCATTATTATAAACAAGGATCTAAAGTAGAACCTGATTATTGGTTTAAAGAAAAAGAAGATAAATGGATAGTATTTCCAATAGAACAAAATAATGAAGGGTTAGGTGGAATATATGAATAAATTTATGATGATAGCAGATGAAATGGCTAAACAGAATTTACTAACTGATCATGGTGGACCTTTTGGTGCAGTAGTGGTTAAGTCAGGAACAGTTGTAGGGGTAGGTCATAATCAAGTTGTTGAAACTAATGATCCTACTGCTCATGCTGAGATTCAAGCTATTAGAGATGCTTGTAAGAATCTAAATACATTTGATTTAAGTGGATGTGTTTTATATACATCATGTTATCCTTGTCCTATGTGCTTATCAGCAATTATATGGGCAAATATTACAGATGTCTATTATGGTAATACTAAAGAAGATGCTGCTAATATTGGTTTTAGAGATGATAAGATTTATGTTTATTTAAAACATTTATCAGAAAATATGATAGATCCTACTTTATTATTAACACCAATGGATAGAGATGAAACTATAAAAGCATTTAAAGAATTTAAAGCTAAAACAGAAAATAAAACAATGTATTAAAGTCGTATAATAATATCAAGGAGGAATTATTATGAGAGTAACAAGACATGAAGAATTTGAAACAGCTCATTTATTACCAGGATATAATGGTCCTTGTGGTAATTTACATGGGCATAGTTATAAGATAGAAGTAACAGTAGAAAGTAAACAACATGATGATCATTTTGGAATGGTTATGGATTTTAAAGATCTAAAAACAGCTATTAAAGAAATAGTACCAGATCATAGATTTGTATTCAATGGAGCAAATCCAAGTGAAGTAGAAAAAGATTTAGTAGCTGTATTAGATAAATATGAATTAAAATATGTAGCTTATCCATTTGATACAACTGCAGAAAATATGGTAGGATATTTTGCAGAACTAATTGATAGTTATATTAAAAACGAATTAGGTTATACAGATGTAGATGTAGTAGAAGTTAACTTATGGGAAACAACTAATTCACATGCTACATGGAAAAGACCTGAACAATTGAGGTTAGATATTTAATGATTCCAGTAGCTGAAATCTTTGGACCTACCATTCAAGGAGAAGGACCTCATGCAGGAATGAAAACCTTATTTGTTAGAGTAGTTGGTTGTGATTTTAATTGTGCTTGGTGTGATAGTAAATTCGCTTGGAAAGTTGATTCTAACACAAAAAGATATGGAACAAAAGAATTAACAGATGAATTAATTAAAAGATGTTCTATAGAAAGATGTACAAATGTAGTATTAACAGGTGGAAATCCTTGTTTATATGATTTTGAAGCAATAGTATTAGATCTACATGATCAAGGAATTACAGTAGATGTAGAAACTCAAGGTAGTAAATTACCACAATGGTTATTAAATGTAGATTTATTAGTAATAAGTCCTAAAGCGCCATCAAGTCATCAACCTGATGTATATGAATCTGTTAATAGACATTTAAAATTAATGGAATCAGTACAAGGTAAAGTAGCAATAAAGATACCTATATTTAATGAAGAAGATTTTCAATTCGCAGAGAAATATTATACAATGGTAGATTATTACAGAAGAAAGGGTGTAGATATTGATTTATACCTTAGTGTAGGAAATACTAATACATCAGAAGAAGGAGATATATCACAAAGAGTTTTAAAAGATTATGAAAAACTAATTGAAAGAGTATCTAATTCAGATATGAAAAGAGTATTTATTCTACCACAAATACATACATTAGTATGGGGAAATAAGCAAGGAGTTTAGGAGGAATAAAATGGAAGAGAAAAGAAAATTTGATTTTGAAGCAACAAAGGAAGCAGTTAAAAATCTTCTAATTGCAATGGGTGAAGATCCAGATAGACCTGGATTAAAAGAAACTCCAAAAAGAGTAGCAGGATATTGGCAAGAATTATTAGAAGGTAATAATTATACTAATAAAGAAATAGCTGAAAAATATAATAAATCTTTTGAAGTAGGTTATGATCCAATAGTAACAATATATCAAGAAAACATTTATAGTCATTGTGAACATCATTTAGCATTAATGTTCGATGGATCTGCTGTTATTGGTTATATTCCAATTCAAAATGAAGATGGTACATTTAAAGTACTTGGATTAAGTAAATTATATAGAATAGTAGAAATGTGCTCAAAAAGATTACAACTTCAAGAAAAATTAGCATCTGATATTGCTGAATGTATATCATTAGCAACAGGATCTGAGCAAGTATATGTTAATCTTAATATGAAACATGGATGTGTTAGCGCAAGAGGAGTTAAAGCTCAAGGATCAACTAATGTTACATTTATGACAAAAACACTAAGAAAGAACATTGAAGCTCGTCAAGAGTTTGAAAGAAAAGCTTCTGAAATAGTAGCTAGAAATATTAAATAGGAGGAAAAGAAATGATTAAAATTGAAACTAAAGTTTTAAAAGAATTAACAAATAAAGCATTTAGTGTTTGTTCTTTTAATAAAATGCTTCCTTTAACAGAATTAATGGAAATTAATATTAATAAAGAAGATCTTATTATAAGAGCTACAAATGAAAATGTTATTAATTTGTTTGTATCTGCTAAAATTAAAGACAATGATCAAGAAATGCGCGTAGTAGTAGATGCTAATATATTTAATTCATTAATTAGTAAAATAACAACTGAATATATTGAATTAGATATAACAGATAAAGCTTTAATGATAAATGGTAATGGTATTTATTATTTAGATATTAGAGTAGATGAAAGTGGAGAAATAATTAAATTCCCTGAAATAGCAATTGATGAAAAACAAGCTGAAAAAGAAATTAATTTAAAAGAATTAAGAAAGAAATTAGCTGTATGTAGATCAGCTATTCCAGATAATTTTGATGCTCCTGAATTAAATAATTATTATTTAAAAGAAATAGTTTTAGCTACTAATGCATATAAGATTACATCAATTGAGAATAATGAAGAATTAAAAGATTCAGAATTATTTATTAGTAAAGATTTAGGTAATATTCTAATTGGACTTGATTATGATAAAGCAAAATATTATAAAGAAGGAAATAATCTTTATATTATTGGAGATAATTTTAAATTAGTTGGAATCACAGGAGAAGATCTAGATAAATATCCTTTAGAACCAATTAAAAGTAAATTAAACGAACAATTTACTTATAAAGTAAACATTATGAAAAGAGATTTATTAAGCTTATTAGATCGTTTAAGTTTATTTGTATCTGAATATGATAGTAATTCAATTAATATATTATTCTTACCTGATAAGATGAAAATTACATCTCAAAAGAAAACTGGAGATGAAGATGTAAAATATGTTAAAGCTATTGAAGGATTAACTGAGTTTAATTGTTCTGTAAGTATTCTTAATTTAAAAGCACAAATAGAATCATTGCCAGATGAAGAAATAGAGATTCAGTTTGGTGGAGCTGAAGATTCTATAAAGATTATAGATAAAAATATAACTCAAATAGTATCATTTATGATGGAGGATTAGATCAATGGCTAGAGGATTATTTTCAGTCTCTAATCTAATCAAGAAAGAGGAGGCTAGTAAAAACATAGCCTCTTTATTTTTACAAAGGATAGAGGAAGCTTATGTAAAAATACAACCACCATATAAACCATCTATCTATTATAAACCAAGTTCACTTGTATGTTTAAGACAAATGTATTTTACAAGAAAAGGAATTGATCCTGAAGAAGAATATAAAACAGCATCAGGAATAGGAATATTAGAATCAGGAACAGATAGACATGATAGAATACAGCATGTATTAGACGCAATGAAAAATCTAGGAATGGAATTTGAATATATAGATGTAGAAACATATGTTAAAGAACATAATCTAGCTGATATAGAAATAATAGAGAAAAAGGGAATGGAAACAAAATGCTTTAATAAAAGATATAATATGAGTTTCCTAACAGATGGTATTATTAAATATATACCTGAAAATAAATATTTTATTTTTGAGTTTAAAACAGAAATAAGTCAAAAGTTTCAAACAAGAGAACATGAGGAAGTAATACATCAATCTCAAGCAGCATGTTATGCCCTTAATTTTGGAATACCTGATACATTATTTGTTTATGAAGATAGAAACTTTTGTAATCATAAAGCATTTCATTATCATGTTACAGAAGATGATAAAAAGTTTAAAGTAACAGATAAAATAGAAAAAGTAGAACAATATCTTAAAGAAGATAAAGTACCACCAAAAATAACAAACAAAGATATAGATCCAAACTATGTTGGAGGACAAGATAGAGTAACAGGTCCATCAGCAAAGATTTGTCAATATTGCAAGTTTAAAGAACATTGTAATAAATATCTTTAGGAGGAAAATAATGGTAAATGGAAAGAAAAAAGGAGCAGCTGGTGAAAGAGAATTTTCCAATTATTGTAAAGGTAAAGGATTTGATACTAGAAGAACTGCTCAATATAATGGCAAAGAATTAGGATCATTAGCTGATGTAATAGGAATACCTGGAATACATATAGAAGTTAAAAGAGTAGAAAAACTTAATATACATGAAGCAGTAAAGCAAGCTAAAAGAGATAATAAAAATCATGGAGATATACCAATAGTAGCACATAGGAAAAATAATACTAAATGGTTAATAACTATGGATGCAGATGATTGGTTTAAATTATTCTATGGAATAGAATTGGAGGGAAAAGAAGATGGGAAGTCTAGCGAAGAAGCTTAGAGATGAAAATGATAAAAAACAATTAAAGAAAATGTTTGGAAAAACTCCTAAACATAGATGTCCTGAATGTCATAGATTTAGTCTATGGATGCAAAATGAAAAGTTTAAGGGATGTGTAATGTGTGAATTAATTAGGAGGACAAGGGAGGAAAGAGCTAATGAAGCTAACAAAGAATCAAATCCTGAATCAAACAATTCAGGAGAATAGTAAAGTAATAGAAGATATTGTATATGAAATTGTAAAACAATATACATCTCCTTTAGATTCTAAAATGCAAATATGCCGAGATATCTTTAATAGTCCTGATAAAATAACTAATCAAGAAATTGAAGATCTATTAGCTCAACTTCCTTCATGTTTATATTTTGTAACAGAAGGACAAGAAGTAATTGGTATTAGAGAAAGTATTGCAGAAATGGCTAAAAAAGAAGCATTTATTATAGCAAGAGAAAGAGCTATTGGAACAATACAAGATAAAAATACATCAGCTGAAGGAGCATCAATAGAAGAAGCAATTAATCAGATCATATATAATAGAGCATATAAAATGATTAAATCAAAAATAGATATGGCTCAAGAAATGATTAACAGTTTAAAAAGAATATTTGATGCAAGAATGGCTGATTATCAAATATCACAAGGAGGTAGAAGATGATTTTAGTAGAATCTATTCATAGAAAACCAATAACTGGATATGTTGGAGGAAATAATAACTATTATGTTATTAGAAATAAAGAAACTCAAGAATATGATACTGGTGATGGAGAATTATGTGATGATATAATGGAAGCTAACTGGTATCAAAGTTATGCAGATGTAAAAGCATGCTTAGAATGTTTTGATGAACCAGAATTATTTGAAATTATATTATTTAGTTGTACAATTCATTTGGAGGAAATATTATGAGTAAATTAGACGAATTAATTAAAAACATAAATAAAGAATATAAAGAAGAAATCGCTTTTAATGGAGATAATGCTTCTTTAATTAAATATGAATTAGTTCCATTTTCTTCTCCAAGAATTAACTATATGCTATATGGTGGCTTACCAATGGGAAGAATGATTGAATTTGCAGGAGCAGAAAGATCAGGTAAAACCACAACAGCATTAGATATGGTTAAAAATTGTCAAGAATATTTTAAAAAAGAAGGAAAAGGAAGAAAAGTTTGTTTTGTGGATGCAGAAAATACATTTGATGTAAAATGGGCTAAAACATTAGGAGTAAATGTAGAAGAATTAATATTAATAAAACCACAAGATCAATATGCTGAAGAATTATTTGATATAATGAAATCAGTAGTAGAAACTGGAGAAGTAGGTTTATTAGTTTTAGATTCTGTAGCTCAATTAGTATCAAAACAAGCAATGGAAGGATCTATAGAACAAAAAACTTATGGTGGAATAGCAATGGCATTAACAAAATTCTGTAATATTGTAGTTCCATTATTAGGTAAATATAATTGTATGTGCATAATGATTAATCAAGTAAGAGAAGATCTTAATAATCCTTATAATCAATTTGTAACACCTGGCGGAAGAGGATTTAAACATAATTGTTCAGTAAGACTAATGTTTCAAAAGGGTAAATATATAGATGTAAATAATAAAGAATTAAATAATAGTGCTGTGAATCCAGCAGGTAATTTAGTTCAAGTATCTATAGAAAAATCTAAAGTATGTAGAAATGATAGAAGAGTTGGTTATTATACATTAAATTATATTGAAGGAATAGACTTCATAAATGATACAATAGATGTATTAATGGCTAATGAGATTATTGAACAAAGAGGAGCTTTCTTCTATATTCATTTTATTAATTATGAAACAGGAGAAGTTACAGATTATGATGGAAAGATTCAAGGTAGAAGTCAATTAGTACAATTATTAAAAGAGAATAAAGAATTATATGAAAAGCTAAAAGCTTATTTGTCGTATAATTAATATAGAGGTGGTAATAGTGAATACTAGAAAATACAGCTCTAAACAAGAGAAAAGAGTTGCAAAAGATATTGGTGGTAAAGTTACTAGTAATTCTGGAGCAACAAGATTCTATAAAGGTGATATAAGTACAGATTCAATGTTAATAGAATGCAAAACAAAAACAACAACATCAAAATCAGTATCTATAAAAAAAGAATGGTTAGATAAATTAAAAGAAGAAAGATTTGCAATGGGTAAATCATATTCAAGTTTAGCTTTTGATTTTGGAGATGGAGAAGATTATTTCATTATAGATAAAAAGTTAATGCAGATATTAATCGAAAAATTAGAGGAGAATTAATATGGATGATCTATTTTCAATGTTTAAAGAAACACCTAATGAGAAGCTAATGAGAAATGTGTTTAATCTATGTGATGAATTATATTTAGAAATAATATTTCATAAATA